GCCCAGACATAGGGATATTACATCCCTAATTGTTCACATTATCTACCCATGTTCAACATGTTTATTACAGTTCCAGCTCGTACATCTGATGCAATTGAATCACTTAAGGTTGACCTATTAGCAAGGCAAGCCTTGGTTACATTCAAGGGCGGAGATACATATGAGTATGGAAATGTATCAGCTAGAGCAATAGCAAATGTCTTATTCAACCCTGACATTAGCTTAGGTTTCTGGGTTAATAACAACTGCATATATGCAGATAGAGCTATTGATCAAGGACCACAATTGCCTTCATTTGTATAAAGAATAGGGACGCAAGTCCCTTCCTGGTTCATTCGTTCAATGGTAAGGACGCTAGCTTGTCACGCTAGTAATACGGGTTCGACTCCCGTATGAACCGTTGCTAGCCACTGAGGTTAGCTTGATTAAATCATGTCAGTTACTACAACATTATCTCCCATTGAATCTCTAAAGAATGAGATCGAATCATTGGGATATGTTGATACTCAGTCTGCTGAATTCTATCAAGAACTCATGGACTATGGTATCGAAACAGTATCACAATTTGAGGATGCATATCAAGGCCAGTACTTGGATGGTGCCTCATTTGCTGAGAGTTTATGTGAAGATTGTGGTTATCTACCAGATGACATAGAGGTACCAACATTTATCACCAATCATATTGATTGGGAAGCTGTATGGTCTCGCGAGTTGCGCTTTGATTACTTCGAAGTAGACGGTCACTTCTTTACTAATAACTTCTGATTCTTTCCTCTTGCTTTATGTATCCACTACGGTATACATAAGGCAGGATGAAGGACTCATATCCTTCATTGTTTACATCAACAACATGACCATGTCATACAAGGACGCACTCGAGTCCTCCATCTCAGACAAGATGACTAAGGCACAATTGATAGCAATATCAAATGCTTTACAAGATCATTGTCTACTTAAAGAATTAGATAAGCCTGCACTTATCCCATTCAAAAGTTATATCAAGGACGTGCAATCTCGATGGGATATACACACCCTTGAGACTAGAGCTTTGGCTAAAGATATACGTAACGCAGGTAGGCAAGGCCGCGTTATCTTTGACCGAGCATACGCGCGTGCGTTTGATACTTGATTCTCTCCTCCTGTCTATCACTAAATGATAGATAGGCTGAGGGATTCCCCTCTCTTGTTAATAACAAGGACGCACACTCATCGCGCTTAAGTATTAATTATGACTCAATCTTGCTACGATTTCATGATGTCTAATGCTGAATACAATCAGCAATCAGAAGACATATCTAAATCATGGTCACTGCATAGAGAGTTGGAGTCTGACCGTAGATCAATACTTCGTGATATCAGTGCTCTAGAAAATTCAGTAGATCTTGTGCGTAAGCAACAGTTTAAATTCGAGAATACATCCAAGAAAACAAACAAGGATCTAGAAGAATTAACTGGTAACTGTGACGAATGTTGGTACTACACCTTCGATCATGGTGCTGACCTAATCGAAGAGTACATGGCTCAACTATGTAAGAAAGTAAATGACGTTACTGAGTCCATTGCATATAACAAAGAAAGACGTAACAAATTAACTGATGCTCACAATGAGTTTGGTAACAAGTTACGTAAAGAGTTTCATAGCAAGGAAGCAGTAGCAGCATAGACTCTCTCCTCTTGCCCATACGTGGGCAGGATGAGGGACTCAATATCCCTTAACTTATCGTATCTATGGAGGTTTAATTGCAACTGAACAAGGATGAATTAGTACACCTGATTAGTAGGTTTGATCGTCCACATATACGTACAAATAATTGCACCTTATTACACAAGGATGTAGTTAGTTTACGTGACAAATTAATCGAAGAGTATTACACAAGGACACGAGTATGAATGTATCTAATGAAGTATTAATTCAGAATTCTATACTTGCATTTATCCACAATTACAAGGACCACATGTGGATAGGAAAGTATAAAGAACTATTAGGTAATTTAGAGAATGGAAAGTATAAGGTATCTGAAGTTCGCAAACGCGGACGTTCAGCGCAAAGACAAAAGAAGGCTCAAGCCTCAAAAGATACGGCAAGCTAAGGCCAGAACGAAACAGCTAGTACGAAAACTTTCACGCACTAAATAACATTTATGCAACACACTCATCAACGCCTGAGTGATTACCCTCTCAGAAGATTTGTCGTGCTAACTGATAAGAATGAGTACATCATTCATGGAGTCGATAACATCGAAGCTGGGTATAGGGCTATCAACTTAGCAGGCTTATTAGATGAAGAACTCAAGGACGTAGTTCCTTGTAGTGATGAAGACACACGTGAACAATGGACACCAGGATATGGCTAAACAGAGAAAAGAATTTCCTAATAAGTATAAGCAATTCGCTGCTATACCATCAGACAAATACGAACCATTTCCTTTTGACCTACTCATGGACATGAAGGACATGTGGGAGTTAAAGCGTTCGCATGTATGTGTAGTACGTGAAGAAAAGCTGAACGGAAAGATTAAAGAAACTGCATATCAGCGTCTACATGCAGCCAAGAAAAAGGTCAGTGACTTAATGAAGGACTCCAAGGAATTCACAGTTATGACCTATGACGCGATCCATCACATATCACCCAAGGACTTTTTTAGAAATGAACAACCGTACATCTGAAATCAGGTACCAAGAACTGGTACGAGAAGTCACGAATCATCCACATAAGGATGAGTTAATCCAATTGATGCACGAACAAGTATCAAATGATATCTACAAAATCGAGTCTAGATAATTAGAATATCTAGGCCACGATATTAAATTTCACATCCTTTCGAGATGACCACTATCTTCTCCATCGGGCGTTTATATATTGGTCTTGATGATAGTAAGTTTAATGACATTCAGATCCACTTAGGTAGACTAAGGATAGAATACGATTGTACGAACTTGGAGCATGGACCCTCTTCGCCGCCAAGTGACGGACAGACAGATGGAAAGATTGATGAAAGTGATCAATCTTCTACGTCTTTATGATAGAGAATTTCCTGCCCAATTAATGTCTGTATTGCTATATGTTGCCTCACACAAGGACTGTCATAAACAAGCACTAGAAGAAGATCTAAATATCTCAATGGCTAGTAGCTCAAGGAATACTGATTGGTTAAGTAGTAGGCACAGATTAAATAAACCTGGGCTGGGTTTAATCCGTAAGTCCCTTGATCCCACTTACAAACGGAGACAAATACTATCTCTCACAAAAAAAGGTGAGGACTTAGTAAACCAAATCAAAGCCATTCTTTATGAATGAATTAAAAACATGGGGAGAGTGTTTAGATTACACACTTTCCAATCGCGCTACGTGGAAACGTGGCGGAGGTGCACAAGCTGCGCGTATCTACGCTGGCTACTTCACAAGGTTGAGGGGAAGATCATTCCCTGCTGACAAATTAAGGCAGGCAATCTTGCGTCAATGTTGTGAAGAATTAATTGATGAAGGTAAGACTAATGCGACAGTTAATCGCTTCATCTCTGCTGTATCAACTGTTCTAAATCACTGTAAGACAGATGAAGTAATCGACTTTGAGATCCCTCGTTTCGAGAGATACAAGGAAGAGGATTCAGTACGTGCTTACTTCACTAAGGAACAAGTTGAAAGAATTGTATGGGTCGCACGCAATGAGTTTCAGAATGATTCATTAGCTGATATCACCTTAATGGGTGCATATACAGGGATGCGTCAAGCTGAGATCTTGGCTGTTAAAGCTAAGGATATTGATTTACATCTCAATGTTATCAACATTCCTAAAACTAAATCAGGCAAGGCTCGTAGTGTTCCTATACATAATGAACTCAAACCTGTACTGATGGAGAAACTAGAATATTGTTCTCCGAATGTACAAATCTTTGGCGATTGTTTCCATGATCGTCATCAATTACTACGACAATTCAAGAACGTAGTTAGAAAGTATATGCAATTAGATGAACGGTATTGTTTTCATTCATTGAGACATACTTTCGCTACTTGGCATGTACAAGCTGGCACACATTTCAGGGAATTAATGGCAATGTTAGGTCACTCAGCAATAGAGACCACACTCATCTATGCCAAGTCCACTGATATGAGTCGGCAAGCTGCAATTAACAATATTTAGACGACCACGCTCGACTAAAAGTCATGTTTCAGAACGAAGTTACTGGCATCTCAAACACGCAATTCCGTGCGCCCCTGGATTATAATCGGCTCGTACCAGGCAAAACCCTTGGTATGACAGGCCCATCTGGCGGAATTGGTAGACGCGCTGGTTTTAGGTTCTGGAGAGACTTAATTGCATGAATGGATAGGTCAGGGAGAAATCCTTGGCCTATCTTCTTTTATCTATATATCCACTTAGGTATATTTCAAATTCACATATCCAGCGCGGTTTCTTTATGCCAACACCTGCTCAAATTGACGAGCAAATTAACCACGAACGTGATGCAATTGCTCAAGGATTAAAACGATTAAAAGATAACACTAAGAATTTAGAAGAAAAAGAATATGCCTCAGCTTCTATCTATGGAATTACTACCATTGATGCATTACTTCCCTTAGTTGCAAAACAAATCGAAGATACGAATAAACGAATACATGAAGGTCATACTGGTCAGTTATTTAAACAGATTCATAAATACTTAGCTGATATCGAACCTGTTGCAGCTGCAGCCATAACATGCAAGATTACGATTGATAAAGTATTCTCAATAAAAGAAGGTAGTGATCAATTAACACGTATATCTGAAGCGATTGGTAAGGGGATAGAGAATGAAGCACAGATGCGTCATTACGAGAAACATGCCCCAGGATTGTTAGAAACTCTGAAGAAGAATTACTGGCATAAATCTATTGGCACTGATCAGAAGGTTGTAGTGATACAAACCTTAATGAACCGCTATGAGGTACAGAAATGGGATACGTGGGGAGCTACTAATCGTGTGAGGTTGGGACAATGGTTACTTGATTGTCTTCTATCAACTAGTAAATGGTTTGAGATAGAGATGAGACGAGTGGGACGGAAAACGCATAACTATGTCGTACCTACACCTGAGTTCATAGCTGTCAAAGATCAGGTTATGTATAACGCTGAACTCTTTAGTCCTCTAGCCTGGCCGATGTTAATTGAGCCAAACGACTGGACACCTGAGAAACCAGGTGGCTACTTGCTTAACGAGGTTATCCGAGGACATGACATGGTGAGGAGGAGCGAGGTCTCCCCTATACAGGGAGAAAAGCCTTTTGAGTTCCTTAACAAAATACAAAAGGTTGCTTATACCCTCAACCCTTTCACTGTGAAGGTATCTGAAATACTTCAGGGAAAGGGTTTAAGTGTTGGGAAATTCCAACCGATATGTCAACACGAGTTACCACCTAAGCCAGTTGATATAGCTGATAATGAGATAGCTAGAAAGCAATACAGAAGAGATACAGCTGAGGTATTGAATAGACAAGCTCAAGAATTTAAGAAGTCTTGTCGTACAAGGATGACAATGGAGACAGTAGAACGCTTTAAGAATAAAGAAAAGTTCTACATTCCCTGGTCATTTGATTACCGAGGAAGGGTTTACCCTATCCCCGCATTTCTCACGCCTCAAGATACAGACTGGGGTAAAAGTCTGATTCGCTTCGCTGATGAATCCTTTATGGATGAGGAAGCTGAGAGATGGTTAAGGTTTCAAGTTGCTACCTGTTATGGGTTAGATAAGGAAACTCTTAATGATCGACTCGCATGGACTTATGAGAATGAATGGTTAATAGAGAGAATTGCTACTGAACCAATAGATAATATTTCTGATTGGGAAGAGGTTGAGGAGCCTTGGCAATTCTTAGCTGCATGTGAGGAGTTCTATCACTGTGTAATAAAGAGAGATCGAATAAGCACTGGTCTACCGGTAGCTATAGACGCTACATGTAGTGGTCTACAGATCCTCGCAGGTCTCGCTAAAGATAAATCAACAGCTAAACTTGTTAATGTATTACCTTCAGATAAGCCACAAGATGCTTATAAAGTAATAGCTGAAACATCGAAACCAAATATACCTGAAAAGATCCGTCCTCACTGGGATAGGAAGGGAACCAAAAGGACCGTGATGACTATACCTTACAATGCAAAACCCTTCAGTAATAGGTCGTACATAAGAGACGCTCTAAAAGAAAAAGGTGTAGAGATTGAGAAGGAAGACTTAACTCAAACAGTTAAAGCTGTTAGAGATGCAATGAATGTCATAGTCCCTGGACCAATGAGGGTTATGAAATGGATAGAGGATGAAGTTAGTAATGCTATTAAACGTGGAGCTAATGAACTTAAATGGGTAACACCATCAGGGTTTATTGTCTCTCAAAGGATCTTTAAGAAACACTTTGAAGAGGTAAAGCTACGTGTCTTAGGTACAGCAAGAGTCAGAATGAAGGTTGCTACTGGAGATAGTAACGAAGTAGACAAGGCTAGACATAAGGCAGCAACAGCTCCGAATCTTATACATTCATTAGATGCAAGTCTCTTATGTCTCGCATCTTTAGACTTTAACCATCCTATAGCTCTGATACACGATAGTGTTCTATGTAGGGCTTCAGATATGACAGAGCTATCCAGAATTGTCAGAGAAAAATACATGCACCTGTTCGCAGAACATGATTACTTAACAGATTTCGCTAACCAGATAGGTGCGGAAACTGAACCACCGATTATCGGAGACCTTAAGCCGTCCGAGGTAATTGAATCCACTTACTTTTTTTGTTAAATGTACACATCATTATTTGATAGCTTCTTTGCTCCTACACGTGTGATTGTTGTTTCCGAAGAGAGACTACAACAAGCAGAGA